CAAGAAGAAGATACTGATAAGACTATTAACGAATTAATAGTTGCAGTAAAACAAGGAAAATGGTATAAAGTTGAAAGAAACACAAATAAAGCCATCGAAGCTCTCGATAAAGATATCGATGCCCTATTTCAAGAATTCCATAAAAATGTAAATAATTTAGCGGAGTTGATTGATAAAAAAAATGATGCATCATACGGATAAGCCAGATCAACTTAAATAATAATTTCCAATTATAATATGTTTTAATTTGTTTTTTTACAAAAAATTATAATATTTTTAATATTATAATATGAAAAAGCCTAAAATTATATCTATCATTCCTGTTTGGGATGAACAAAATATGATTGGCTTATCTATAGCAAGTACAAAAGATATTGTATATCAATATATTATTTTAATACAAAAAGGAACAGATAAAACAAGAGAGGTAATAGAATATTGTAAAAAAATATGGGATTTAAATTTAATAATAATAGATTCAGAATTAAAATTAAGAGAACGAAGAAAATTCGCGGTTGATATTTCTAAAAAATATGCCGATTATTATTTATTACAAGATGGAGATGAGATTTTTTTTACAAATACACATTTAGAAAATGATTCAAAAAATATATTAAAATTAATACATGATGGATATACATTTGGTTTAACATCTATTGTCTTTTTAGAGAAAGATTTAATACATACACCTAAAGATAATAATCAAATATGGTTAGTACCACATCCTTTTTTTTTTAAAAATACTCCTGATATTTATTGGCCAGATGTTGGCGATTTTCCTTCTTATAATCCAAGAATGAAATATCATAAAATATATAATACTGGGGAAAAGAATAAACCATTTAAATTTGATGCAAAAATAAAAAATTTTAGAAGAGTTTTTTTACGAGAAGTTTTCACACCATGGCACGATTCAAATTATAATGGATCTATTGAAGAGTATGCAGATAAATATCATCATACAGTATTATGGTATAGAGAAAATATAGATAAAGATTTAAAATTAGAAGATATTATTAAAAAATATGAGACACATGTAAATTCATCGGATGAAGAAAAATTTAAGTGGCATAAAATATATGATGAAAAAGAATATTTTGAATATCCATATATTATTAAAAAATTTATAGAATTCAATAAATTAGAAGGTATAGAAACTTTAGATGATTTAGAATATCTGAATAGAATTTAATATCCTATATTTTATGAATATTTTATCTTATATATTTTTATATAATGATTATTCAAATTATAATATTTATTATAATCGTTATTATAATAATACTATTATTATATTTAGCAAACAATGATATATTTGAAAAGATAGGATTTGAAAATAATATTGAAAATAGTCTAAATAAATGTCAAGTACCAAATTTAAATTCAGATCAATGTTATAAATCTAAATTTTTTGAATGTCCAATTGTAAATGGAACTTATTTACAATGTACAAATAATTATATTCCGAAACCGGAAAAATATAATGCGGATTGTTCAAATAGAACTTTTGAAATGGTACCGTATCCTTGGAAAATATCTGAAAATTGTTATTATAATAATATTGGTTTTGATAGATATAAAAAATATGATAAAGTTAAATTTAACTAAATATTGGATCTGAATTTTGCCCACACCATCCTTTGTTTGTTTTATTTAATGTAATATAATCATTCCATTGGCATTCTGAATCCTTTTTACAATTCGTTTCTGCATTAGTAGTATCTAAATTATATCTACCACAATATATTCCATAATTTTCAATATCTGTATGTAAAACTATATTAAAAAAATAAAATATTATTAATATAATTAAAAACATAATTAGTAAATATATGTTTTCATTATTCATTTTATATTATTAAATAATAAAAAAAATATTAATTATTTTTATATTTTATTTTATATTTTATTTTATATAAAATATAAAATAAAAGATAAAATATCTTATATAAATATATATGTCATCCACTTTATTAATACATAAAATATTAGAATTATATACTTTATCATCTTCTATGGATGGTGGTAAAACAAATAATAATAATATAAATTATTCATATAAACAAAAAAATATATTAATGTCATTATTACTAATATTCATTGTAATATTATTAAAAGGAACAATTGTATATTTATTATATAATTATTTGGTTCCAAAAATTATGTATTCATTATCTGAAAATAAATCATTAGAAATGATTGAATCTAATTTTAGAACAATATCTTTTACGGAATCTATATTATTAGTAATATTAACAAATACATTGTTTACTTTCTAAAAAAAAATTGAAAAATAAAATATCTAAAATATAAAGTATATTTGTTTATTCATAAAAGGATGTATAAATATATTTTTACTATTATTTTTACTATTATTTTTATGATATTAACGGTGTCTTATGCAAACAAATTCAAAAATATTCAATTATGTATAAATTGTAAACATTTCAAAAAAGAATTTTTAGATATGGATAGATATGGTAGATGTGCTTTATTTCCAAAAAACGATAAAAATATAGATTATTTGATAGATGGTCGTATAAGAAGTTACTTTGAATATTATTTTTGTTCTACTGCTAGAAAAAATGATTCTATGTGCGGATTAGAAGGAAAAAAATATGAAGAAAAATAAAAATATTATTTTATATTATAAATTATATGTCCTCTTTTTATGACAAATATGCTTTTAGTAATAAAGAAAATACAAATATTTTAAAAAAAGATCTTACATTAAATTATTCTGATTTTGAAAAGTTAAAAATAGCAGAGCAATATAATAAATTATATTCAAATATTTATGATACAAATAAAGTAAATTTAGAAATAAATGAAAATAAAAAAATATATAATCTTTCTTTAAATGAATTAGTAACTAAATCTGGTTCTGTTTATATTCAGTTATTAAATGATTTATCTATATTTTTTTCAACGAATAATAAAGATAAAAATTTAAATAAATTAGGAAATATACTTGTAAAAGATGATAATCTTTTATATATTGGTCTTCTAATATTAGTATTATCCTTTTTATTATGGTTAATAAATATAACTTCTTAAAATTTTTATATTATATTATTATATTATAAAAATGACAGTTATAATTGATCTTAATTCATCAAAAGATATTGATATCGCAATAATTCCGGAAGTTATCTATAATGAAACAATTAATAAAGAAAAAGAAAAAATAGAAAATTATTTTATATTACATCCAAAATTATTATTCTCTTTTGTTGGTTATAATAGTGCATTAAAACTTGCTAATCAATTATCATCTGATAAAAAATGTGGATGTTATTATAAAATACCATGGATAACACATTATGGAACAATAAATAATATTACAGGTGTTGATTTATCTTTTTCACAACAAGTAGAACTATATAGATATATGATTTTATATTGGAAACCATCTCCAGAAATATCATATATGCAATATTTATCACAAATTGCATTAAATATGATACAAGATATAAAACAATTTTTATATTATAGAACAAATAATTTAGAATATTGTAGTTTAAATACTAAAAAATATTATATAAATAATTTTACATCCCAAAAATCATTTATAGACTATTTAAATTTAAAAAATAATTAAAAATAGAAGGTATTTGCAGTGGAAACCTAGGTTTCCTCTTTCATGTAAAAGTGTACATAAATGTACATATAAGTGTACATATAAGTGTACATATAAGTGTACATATAAGTGTACATATAATTATGTTACTTTAAGCTTTCTAGAGTAAGATTTTATAAATTATTTTATACATATATATTATGAATAATAGTTTTAATATAGATTATTATATAAATAAAGAAGATAAAGAATTAGAAGATGAAATTAATGATGTTTTTAACAAGATTTTAACAGATACATGTTATATTTATTATGATAACCCTTCTATTAATAATAATAGATTAACTAGTTTTAATGATTCAATCGTATTAACTAAATTTACATCTTATGTACCAAATTTATTTAGAGCATGTTATGCAAAAGTAGATACAAAAATTCCATATATATGTCCTGCATATTTAAGTCCAATAAATAATGGTGTAAATTATTTTCCTATATTATTAGATTATAATATAATAAAATCATTTTTATATTTTAATTTTCCCGGAAGTATCAAATATTTTAATGATAATTATGATTTTATTTATTCTATCTATGGATATAAAAATATAAAAAAAAAATATACAACAAATGATTCTTATACACCATCTATTGATATAATAATAAATAATTATTCAAATAATTCATTATTATTACAATTAATATCATTTAATGAATATTTGATAAATTGTTATAATTCAGCACTCAATAATTTAGTAATAAATAATGGAATAATCCATTGGGATTTTACACAATTTTGTACAACATATACGGACTCTGAAACAGATAGTTATACAATTGGAAATTATACAACATATAATGATATTAGTGTAGATGTTGTTGATAATAGTACTGCGAATGTTCTTTATATTATTAAAAATAGTTTATTATCTAATAATTTAAATGATTTAACAAATAATAATATTTTAATACTTCAAAAATATAGTATTTTTAAAATTATAGATATTGCATTAGAGGTATTACAAGACATTTCAGAAGAGATAGCTTATTATATACAAAATAAACATTATTGTAAAAAATCTTATATGGATATATCTAATATACCAATATTAAAAAAAATATATAAAAATTATTATAATAATCAAATATATACTATTAGTAGAAATTTAACGATAACAAAACCATATAATATCACTCCAACTGTTATAAGTATACAAACTTATGTGAATAAATTTATATCCATATATAATACTACATATTCAAATAGCAGATATTATATTAAAAGTGTTTATTTAAATAGTAATATAGATGCATTTGTTTTTTATAGTGATATTATAAATTGGAATAGCGCCCAAGATAATAAATCTATTACTTATTATTATTATTATATAAATATATATAATCCTTGTCCTGTTCAATTATATAATACAAATACCCTTTATACAGGTAATCAAACAAATAATTTAAATGATTTTACAACAAATTATAATTATTATTATTTATTAAATAATACATCTTATTCCATTTCAAGTAGTTCTCTTTACTCAGATGGAGGATTATATCCGAACGCAGGTTCATCTTCAAATAATGATGTTGGCGGTGCTGTTTATAAATTTTCTGATAGTAATGGTATTCTACAAACAATACTTTATGAAACATTACAAAGTCCAACAACTGTATCTTCTGGTGGAACAGATTATCCAAATAATGTTCCTGGTATTGTATTATTGTATTATAAAAATATTTAATATATTTGTAGGAAAACTAGATTTATTTCAGTATATAAATTTATTGTTTTACTGGAAAAAAGTATTTTAGATATCTCATGATATCTTGATATGTAATACTTTTCGGAAATTCAGTTTCATTATTCAAATCACCTCTTTCTATCATTTGTGTTTTAACAACATCAAATAATGTTTCTAATTCTCCAACAAGATTAAAATATTTATTATTACCTTTTACTAAAATATCAGTATTATTCTTCAATTTTTCATTTCTGACATATTCATTAATAGACTGCATTAACATTGCTCTACTTACTGGAGTATCGTCATCTAATTTTAGAAATCTTAAAACTTCCGGATATGTTGGATTTAACTTATTAATTGCCATATTTTCTTTATTTACAGCTTTTTTTGTTTTTTTATTTTTCGAATCCTTTTTCTTAAGTAAGGTTAAGTTTTCTTTTGTTAAAAAATCTATAATATTTAATGTAGTTTGATTTGTACATTTCATAATTTTTTTAAATAGTTTTAAAAGATCATTTAAAAAATCTTTTGTTAAATCAACGTTTTTTAATTTAATATTATTAATGGATTCTAAATTCTTTAAAATAGAGTCTAACATTTCGATGGTTTTATCTTTATCTAAATATTCTTCTTTTTCAGAAGAAACATCTACATTAGATGATACATCATCATCATTATTAGATAATGAATCATCTTTATTAGATGATGTATCATCTTTATTAGATGATGTATCATATATATTAGATGATGCATCATCTTTATTATCTAATAAATCGAATGATTCATTATTTTTAAGGATTAAATCTTCTGTAAAAATATTATTACTTTCATAAATTTCTTCTATATCAATACATTCATCTTGATCTTTTAAAGATAATGTATCTTGTGATAATGAATCATATGTTATTATATCTTTATCAGAAGATTTTTTTTTAGAAGATCTCTTTTTAGGAGATTCTTCTTTTGTTAATGAAGAATCTTTTTTAGAGGACTTATTTTTTTTAGATGGTTTCTCCCCTTCTTTGAAAAGAAGGTTTTCATCATCCGTTGTTTTAGTTTTTGTGTTTTTAGATTTTTTATTTGAAGAAGTATTGTTAGAAGATAATTCCATATATTATATAATCTTTATTTACATTAAATAAATTTATGTAAAAATAATTTTCAATTTTTTTTTTTTAAAAATTAATAAAAAAATGAAAAATTAAAATACTTAAATACATTTTTACATATATATATAATATGAATAATTCTTTCTGTGTAATAAAACGTAATGGATTAAAAGAAGAAGTATCCTTTGATAAGGTTACAAAAAGAATAAAACATTTATGTACAGGATTATCTGATATAATAGTTCCAAGTATTATCACTCAAAAAGTATCTAGTCAAATTTATAATAATGTTTCAACAATAGAATTAGATGAATTAACGGCTCAAATATGTGTATCAATGGAGACAACCCATTTAGATTATGGAATTCTGGCAAGTAGATTAATAATTTCAAATAATCATAAATGTACATCTCCATCTTTTTCCGAAACAATTCATTTATTATATAATCATAAAACACCATTAATTGCGGATGATGTGTATGAAATTATAATGAAGAATAAAGATAAATTAAATGCAGTTATTAATTATGAAAAAGATTATTTATTCGATTATTTTGGTTTTAAAACACTTGAAAAAGGATATTTAATGAAGATAGATAATAAAATTATAGAACGAATTCAACACTTATTTATGAGAGTGTCAATTGGTATTCATAAAGATGATTTAAAATCAGCTATTCAATCATACGAATTAATGTCTAATAAATATTTTACTCATGCTACACCAAGTTTATATCATGCTGGTACTCCTAAACCTCAATATGCTTCATGTTTTCTTTTGGGTATGCATGATTCAGTAAAGGGTATTTATAAAACTATTGGTGATATTGCAGATATTTCCGCAGGTGCAGGAGGTATTGGGTTATCATTATCAAAAATAAGATCTAAGAATTCATATATTAAAGGACGGAATGGATATTCTAATGGTATTATACCATTATGTAGAGTATTAAATGAAACCGCGCGTCATATTAATCAAAGTGGAAAAAGACCGGGATCGATAGCAGTTTATATTGAACCTCATAATGTTGAAATATTAGAATTTTTAGAATTAAGAAAAAATACAGGTGCTGAAAGTGAACGTGCTCGTGATTTATTTCTTGCATTATGGATTTCAGATCTTTTTATGAAAAAAGTTGAATTAAATTCTGATTGGTCATTATTTGATCCGAATGAATGTAGCGGTTTAGACGAAGTTTATGGAGAAAAATATGAAGAATTATATATGAAATATGAGAGTGAAAACAAAGCACGTAAAACATTACCAGCACGAAAAATATGGAATTATATATTAACTAGTCAAATTGAAACAGGAACACCATATATACTTTATAAAGATAATATTAATAATAAAAGTAATCAAATGAATGTTGGAACAATAACAAATTCTAATTTATGTGTTATTGGTACAACTAAAATTTTAACAGATAAAGGATATATTCCAATAAAAGATTTAGTTGGAAAAAATGTAAACATATGGAATGGAGAGATTTATTCTAAATCTCTTGTAATGAAAACAGGAGTAAATAAAAAAATCATAAAAATTATTATGAGTGATGGTGCAGAATTAGAATGTACTGAATATCATAAATTTTATATTGATTGTGATGGAGAAAAAGTAAAAATAGATGCAAAAGATTTATTAAAAGGTATGAAGATAGTAAAATATAATTTACCAATAAATGAATATGAAAGAATAGATAAAATGAATTGGATGAATGATGTAATAAGTACTAGTGAAAATAATATTATAAAATCAGATAATAAAGATTATTTAGTTACTGTTAAATTAACTTTACAGGAATTAGGTTATCATAGTTTGTTAAAAGATAATCAATTAGAAATAATTACAGATATTCATTCAAATATTGATATTCATGTTACTGTTAGTGATATTGTGAATGAAAATAAAATAGAAGATACTTATTGTTTTAATGAACCAATTAAAAATGCGGGATTATTTAATGGAGTTTATGCAGGTAATTGTGCGGAGATTGTGGAATATTCAAGTGATAAAGAATATGCGGTATGTACTCTTGCATCCTTATCTCTTCCTAATTTTGTTTCCGAAGATTGTAAAAGTTTTGATTTTGAAAAATTAATATATGTAACAGGTGTTGTTGTAAAGAATTTAAATAAAATTATTGACATTAATTATTATCCTGTTCCAGAGACAGAAGTATCAAATAAAAAACATAGACCGCTTGGATTAGGAGTACAAGGATTAAGTGATGTCTATGCTAAAATGGAATATCCATTTGATTCTATGGAAGCAAAAGCATTAAATAAACAGATTTTTGAAACACTTTATTATGGTGCATTAGTTGCATCACATAAATTAGCAAAAGAAACGGAACCTTATAGTACATTTAAAGGATCACCAATATCAGAAGGAAAATTTCAATTTGATTTATGGAATATAGAACCGTCTAATATGTATGATTGGAATTCTTTAAGAGAAAATATTAAAAAAGATGGTATTGCAAATAGTTTATTAATTGCACTTATGCCAACCGCGAGTACATCTCAAATATTAGGAAATAATGAATGTTTTGAACCAATAACTAGTAATATGTATACTAGAAGAACTATTGCAGGTGATTTTATTGTTATTAATAAATACTTAGTGAAAGATTTAATGAAATATGGATTATGGGATATTGATATGAAAAATAAAATTATTGCAAATGGTGGGTCTGTTCAAGGTATTGAATCTATTCCAAAAAATATTCAAGATTTATATAAAACAGTATGGGAAATAAAACAAAAGGTAATAATTGATCAAGCTATTGATAGAGGACCTTTTATATGTCAAACTCAAAGTATGAATTTGTTTTTTGAAGAACCTACGCAAAGTACATTAAGTAGTGCACTTTTCTATGGTTGGAAAAATGGTTTAAAAACGGGTTCATATTATATTCGAACAAAACCAAAGGCACAAGCACAACAATTTACAATTGATCCAACAAATAATAAAAAAAATAATGAATATGATGCACCTTGTGAGATGTGTAGTTCTTAATAATATAAAATAGATGGATTCAAAGTTTATGTATCTTTTAATTACCCATTCTTCGGAATAAAATATTTTTCTTTCATCATATTCATCAGATAATCTGTTCTCATAACTTTTATAACTTTAAAAAGTGAGATTTTTACACCTTTGTACACAATCTAAAATACGATTAAAAATTTTATTTAAAATTTTATTTTGTTAATTTATTATAATAAATTTTTAGCATGCCTTTGCACACAAAGCAGGAAATTTAATAAAAATCTTTTTATGTATTTTATAATAAATAGTTATTATAAAATAGTAGTAGAATTTTATTTTTTAATAAATGAAATATAATAAACGAAATAATAACATCATTAATAATAATGTTACTAATATTAATGTGTAAAAAATAAAAATTTCAAAAATGATATCAATAAACATTTTTATTAATTATATTTTTTTTGAATAATACTTATTATATATAAAATTTTTAAACATTTTTTGCTGTCATTTTTTATTTTACACTCATGAATACAATGCTAGAAACTTAATAATTATTTTATTATTAATAAAATATTATTTGTTTATAAATTATATTGTTATATAATACAATAAAATAATAATATAAGATAATATAGTAAATAAATATAAAAATATTTA